GCTTGATTCATGGGCAGGTAAGTCAACCTGTGAAGGCTCCAGCGCGCTTAGGGTATGTTGACGAAAATGGACTAAAAGTTCATGTAGTTAATAAAGCTCTTAAAAAGTACGTTGGGTCTAATATTTCAGTTAGCGAAACCCATCAGCAAGTTTTCAAATCATTTTTGAAGGTGCAGTTCCTATCCGGTTCACCTGTTAAAGAACTATCTAGAGAAATCGCAATTCGTGGTATCGAAGGAGATGACTTTCTTAGAGCAATCAATAGATCGTCGTCGCCTGGATATCCATTTGTTAAACATCGGGAAAGTGGAAAGCTTGGTAAAACAACCTTTCTGGGAGAGGATGAAAATTTCATTTTTGATCATCCTTTCGTTCTGGAAGAAATAAAGAATTATGAAACTAGTGTAAGGCGCGGTATTAGACCAATATGTGTTTTTACTTCAACTGCCAAGGACGAGCTTCGTACCTTGGAGAAAGTTAAAGAAGGAAAGACACGGTCTTTTGCTGCTGCCCCACTACATTTCACTATTTTATTTCGACAGAAATTTCTCGATTTATTCGCAAATGTGATGCGGGAGAGAATCGACAATAGTTCATTAGTAGGTGTAAACTGCTATGGTGAAGACTGGGATTATTTAGCGACGCGGTTATGTCAAATTTCTAAGCCAAACAAACGATGTTTTTTGGCTGGAGACTTCTCAAACTTCGACGGTACTTTAAGCAGAGCTTTGCTCTGGAATATGTTCGAATCAATTGAACATAAGTATGGCCGAAACAATGATAAGTTGACATATGCGCTATGGACTGATATCACAGATTCACTTCAAGTTTTTGGAAACACGGTAATAGAAGTTACTCGAGGTCAACCGAGCGGTAACCCTGGAACGACAATTATCAATTCTTTTTATAATTCAGCTTTGTTATATACAGTTATTTGGGAGCTTTGTACTCGTGCTAAAGCCTTTGAGATTAGATCATGTTTATCAAAACATTTCCGTGCATTCGTGTATGGAGATGATAATATCATGGTGTTTTCTCAGGACTTAGCGGATATAATTGATCCTAGAAACATAACAAAATGTATGAAAGAATTTGGTATGGTTTACACGTCTGACGATAAAACAGATGCAGAATTGTGTTATAGAACTTT